GGACAACCGGATCAGGGAATATAGTGGCGGCATCGACAACAGAGGCGAATTATAGCCTGTCCGCACGGTGCAAGCTGAACGGGGTGACTTGCTATTTGATGTTTGCAAGTGCGGCTGGATAAGGAGGACAAATGAACTGCAGCGGATGCGGAGCCAGGATCAAGAAAACTGACGCAGTATGTGCCAAATGCGGCGAGCAAAATATATATATGGAAACAGGGACATAAATCCGGGAGCAGAGGGATGGGGGTGAGAGCCTCATCCTATCACAATATAGAGGAGAGGGGAGATGCTGTTGAGCGTAATAGAGCGAGTACTGCTGGTTAATATCATGCCACGGGAGGGGAGCGTCATCAATCTGAAGCTGTTGAGGGAGTTCCGGGAGTCTCTATCGTTCTCGGAAGAGGAAAACAAGGCGCTGTCATTATCGGTAGATGATCACGGGAGTGTCCACTGGCGCCTCCTGGATGATGATGGGAATGCTATCCCGCAGGTAAAGGAAATCCCGGTAAATCAAATCATGTTTGATATAGCCAAGAAGACGCTTGCCAAAATGAACAAGGACGAAATACTGAAGGAAGAACACCTGCCACTCTATGAGAAATTCTGCGAGGCAGGCGATTAACAGGGAGGCAAAGCATGGCAATGACGTTTACTTATGACGACAGGGGCAGTGTCAAAACAGTCACCGCAACATGGACAAGTGATGGTTCCGGGGACGCTGCTGCTACAACTAAGCGGGTTTATGGCACACTGATCAAGGGGGTTACAAATCCATCAGCCACAGCGCCGACGGCTAACTACGACATTGTGGTTACGGATGAACAATCCCTCGATGTATTGGGGCAATCACAGGACGATCTGATGAACCGCCATACTTCAAGCACAGAGCAGGCATACTTCTTTTTGCTGGATTATGCCGGGACACCATTAGCACAGAGTGCATTTCCTCCGGTTGCGGACAAATTGACCGTAACGGTGAGCAATGCCGGAGATACTAAATCTGGAGTATTGGTATTGTATTATAGGTCGTGATAAATGGCGAATGAATTTGTCCATGCCTCCCAGGGATCGATATTAACTCAGGCGGAGTTTGAGGCTGTGGGGCTACACGTTCTCAATAGCCAGGCCAGGGGGGATATGGTCTACGCATCCTCCACATCGCAACTGAGCAGGTTGGCGGTGGGGGCCGCAAACGCATTCCTCCAGAGCGATGGAACAGACCCTGTGTGGCGCACCAGCCTAGTGATTGGTGGGGCTATCAATTTCAACTCCCAGAATATGACTAATGTGGATATTGACTCCGGGACTATTTCAACAGTGACCCTGGATGGCACGGTAACTACGAACAACCAATATTTTGATGCTGGTTCAGGGGATTTCAATATTGTAACTGCCTCGGATTGGAGAGGGTTGAGACTCCAGAATAATGTCAGTGGATCGGGAGCATTCCGAATGTATGCGTTCATCAATTCATCGTCTCCGGCAGGCGGCGACAGCCTGCTATCGATAATGGGAAAGGGAAAATCTGATGCGGCTGCTGATGTTGAATACGCTGAGATTCGCCTCCAGATCGAGGATGCAACAAATGGAAACCACGCCGGGAAAATGGAGTTCCACAACCACCTGTCCGGCTCGGACAATTTGGCAATGCGGCTGTCTGGGGCCGGAGGGCTGGGAGTAGATGCAGACATAGGCACAGGGTCTGATCCTGTTGCTCTGTTCGACGATTTCGACGATGCGGTGATATTGCAGCAGAGCATCCAGCAGCGTAATGCTGACCTGCTGGCCGACATGGGCATATATGAGCGGAAAGATTCAGGCTCCGGCTACATCATGAATATACAGCCCATGATTAGGCTGCTGGCAGGCGGTATCTACCAGACCAGGGACAGGATCGATCGAGTAATGGACATTATAGCGGCAGAGTTCCCGGAGGTGGGGAAAAGGCTGGAGGAAAGAGGATTGCTAATTAGCAGGGGAGGATAGTATGCCCAGAGTGCTGAGAAGTGTAGAGGTTAAAATAGAGGTTGCTCTCACTGGAAATAGTGTGGGGATTACAGAGACTGCACTGGTAGAGATATCGAGCACTGAATACCCCGATCAATCAACCAGGAGGGGTATCCCGATAATTCTCACGCCTGCGCAGGAGACGGCAATCAGCAAACATATCACAGATATAGTGATGCCGCAGGCCAACAATGCTTAGGCTAGGTGATTCATGGCAGCAGGTGATGAAATATTAGAAACCATTCGGAGAATACGTAACCAAGGGCCTATAGAGAGGATGTATTGCCCTAATGATGGCTACCCTCTCACCAGGCTGGAGGATGGGACGTTGCATTGTGCGTTTGATGGATGGACTGATCCGCCACGATTAGGGCAGGGGGATACAGGTGAATAGTTACAACGATCTGGTGACAATCAAAGATGGCTTGGATATAGCGGCGGCAACTACCAGCGAGGACACGGCGCTATTGTTTGCACTGAATGCAGCGTCGAGGCTGATAGATGATGTGACGGGCCGGGTGTATTACGTGCAGTCGGCAACGAGGTATTATGATGGCCAGAGCAGTCCGTGGATGCTGGCTGATGACGTATTGGCCGTCACGACACTGAAGACCGACGAGGATGGTGATGCGACGTACGAAAACACGCTGGCGGCTACCGACTATCAATTAAATCCGCTTAATACATTCCCAAAGACCTGGGTCGTAATACAGACGGTATCGGACTACGGCGGATTTGCGCCCGGCATCACGTCAGGGATTGAGCTGGTCGGGACGTTCGGCTACGGGGATGGTAGTTCATCCACCCCATACACTGCAACGGCCATAAATGTTACGGTGGGCGATGCTACAACAACAACCGTAACAGTTAGCGCCGAGGATGTACTGGCGCCGGGGCATACGATATTAGCAGGAGCCGAGCAGATGTATATATCGGCAGCCACTACAGACAGCAGCAACGAGATAACAGTTACCAGGGGAGTCAACGGCTCCACGGCAGCGGCTCACAGCACCGCAACAGCATCCATATATGATTATCCCGATACCATAAAGCAGGCCGTGCTAATACAGGCCAATCGGTGGTGGAAGCGTAAGGACTCGGCATTCGCCGATGTCATAGGCATACCGGAGTTAGGCACTATCATAGCCAAGAAGGGGCTTGACCCCGATGTAAAGGAAATTGTCCGCCAGTACGGATCGAGGGATTACTATTGATTAGGATTACCGGGCTAGAGACACTCATCAGGAAGCTGGACAAGGACACTCTGCTGAAGAGTCCGGTGCGGCAGTTATTGACTCAGGCGGCTGCTCTGCTGGATCGGGAAACGAAATTGAGGACACCTGTAGACACTGGCAGATTGCGGGCCGGCTGGAATGCTACGGTGGACAAAGCGCCATTTCCAATGTGGGCGAATGTAGCCAATAACGTGGAATATGCGCCGTTTGTTGAATTCGGAACCAGCCGGATGGAAGCCCGGCACGTCTCCCCACAGCGGGGAGTATCTGGAGGCAGCAGAATACCGAGGATACTTGGCACAGGGCCTATGACGGAAGCACTGGGAAAAACCACGAAGCCGATTGAGAAGATTCTGAGGCAGATTGGCGGCGAGGTGGAGAAGATATGGGGTAAGCGATGACGATTGAGGCTATGGGGACAGGGTTAAAAACACGGCTGGCCACTATCGCACAGTTGGGGTCTAATATATGGGCTCCCAACGAGATAGAGGCAAAGGCTCCCAGCGTGTTCCCGTTTGCTATCATCTTGCAGGGTGCGGTGACATATCATAATACATTTGCCAATGCGATTATAGTCCAATTCCGGGCAATAATCTTATTTGGTTTAGCTCACCAGCCGAGTTCGTTGAACCGGCTGATAGACTATACGGAGAGATCAGGGGGACAGTCAGTATATGCGGCCATAGATGCGGATAAGACACTGGGCGGCGCAGCCGATTTTGCGGTGGTGAACTCAAACACTGGCACAGGCTCGACAGTCTACGCCGGACAGAATTATTTATCAACGGAATTTGCAATTGAATGCCAGGAGGCGTGATGAACGATAACGAAATAGTCTATGTGGCAAATGTGCGGTTGAGGTTGTGGAGTGGCGGTAAATTAGCGACTATTGAGCCGGGCGGTAAATTCTCATTTGATGGGGACGAGGGGATAGATGTTGCCATGCTGCTACGCAACAAATCAATCAGCAGGACGCTCGCCACGGTAGCGGTAAAGAAGGAGAAAAAACATGGCACGAACACACGCTAAAGGAACTGATATCTTAATTGATGAGTTTAGCTTTACCGGCATTTCTAACTCTGTGGGGATAGACATTGCCAACGGTAATGCAGAAGTGACCGCATTTGCCGATACCGCAGCGACTTATGCAGAGGGAAAGCCAGCCACGAATATCACGGTCAACGCTGTGTATCAGGTGGCTGAAGATGCGGCCCTATTTGCGGTGCTGGGGGAAGCAACAGATAATTATCTATCGATCAGCCCGGCAGCGATGGCTGACGGCGGCATAGTATGGATAACAAAGGCGCACCTGACTGGAGACACGATCCCGACCCCGTTTGATTCAGCGGTAACTCTGAATGCTACCTGGGCGGGAACTGACCCAATAGGGGACGGAGTCATCCTGGAACGGGATACAAATATAACATCCACAGTGACCGGAGCAGCCGTACAGCAGGGAGCGGTATCATCTACCCAGAAAATAATGTGCTTCCTGCACGTCATCAGTGCGGCCGGAGGCACACTGGATGTAACCATACAGAGCGATAACGGCGCTGGCTTTGGCAGCCCAACAACGAGGCTGACATTTGCGCAGGTAACGTCAACCGCCGGGGCATGGGTGGCGACGGCTAACGGAGCCATTACAGATGATTACTGGCGGTGCGTAGCTACGGCTGGCGGCGGTTCGCCAGTATATAATATCGCTGTAACGTTTGCTATCATCCCACTCTAGGAGGTATTAAAATGGCTAGAATACACGGCAAAAATGCGGACTTTAGTTATAATTCGGTAGCTATTGAGGACGAATTAAGCACCGTTACTCAGGGTAGCACTGTGCCGGCAGCGGAGATAACGGCATTTGATGACGCTTACGGTAATTTCCTGGCTGGTAAACCCTCACATAGCTACAGCATGGCAGGTGCGCTGGATACAGCGGCCAGCCAGGGCCACAAGACGTTATTCGGAGGAATCGGTGCTGGCCCAAAAACCACGGTATTTTCACCTGATGGGGGAACAACGACTTTTACGGCCACGGCATCAGGACTATCGGGGAGCCTAATCACCGGCTATACGATTAACCTGCCGGCAGCAGACAAGGCTGCATATACGGTAAATATGCAGGTGTCCGGGGCTGTGAGCAGAGCATAAGATCGAGTTAAGTTGTTGTTTAAACAATAATAGAGAGGAGGCTTAAAATGGCCAGAGTACACGGTAAAAATGCGGATTTTAGTTTCGACAGTGTGGCGCTTGAAGATGAGTTAAATTCAGTAACATTGAATTTCAGCGTCCCGTCGGCTGAAATAACTGCATTTGATGATGCGTACGGTAATTTCTTGGCTGGTAAACCGGCAGCGGCTATGGATGTAGCTGGTGCGTGGGATGCGGCTGGAGGAGCAGGCGATGTAACGATATTCGGGGAGCTGGGACTGGAGGCTGAAGAGTGGGATTTTGAGCCGGATGGCTCGACTGGATATAATGGCTTTGCCATCGTAACATCCTACAGCATAACAGCATCAGTAGATGGCCCCGTGACCTACAGCGCCAGTTTCCAGCATAACGGCGGCAGTGCGGCAGCAGACGGGAATGCACCTACAAGAGCGTAAATCGTACTAATGAGAGGCTCCAGGATTGAAATCCTGGTGAGGAAAAAAGAATCTTGATGTATTACATCAAGAATAGGGGGGAGAGCAATGAAAATACCCTATAAGAGGGTACTGTCCGATGATTGTGTGATTCATGTCGGGCGAGTCTGGGATGATGGGCAAATAGTGGATGAGGGGCAAACTTACAACATACATGAGGATGAATGGATAGAGATTATCCCGGTAACATCTACAAGGCATTGGATAGAACTGGATAAATTACAGAAGGCGTATATATCAGGAGACCCGGAGAAGGGCGACAAGGCGCTGGGAGCATTAGCTGAACTACTCGCCAAGCGAGTCAAAAAGTGGACTTGGACTGATAATGAGGGCAAGGCATTGCCTCAACCTACAGCCAAGACCATCAAGGGGTTAGATGACGAAGAATTCCTGTATCTGATCACTGCGATTTCCGGGGAAACTACGGGAGAACGAAAAAACGAATCAAAGCCCTCGGCGATGAAATAGTCAGCGGGGGCTTTCAGACGCCAGAATCTATAATAGACGTTATTTGCCAATCGTTTGAATGCACGCCCAGGGAGGCGCTGGAGCAGGACCCGAGCCTGGTATGGGCTATTCTGGATTTGCGGACAGCACGGGCTGCTAAACAGCAGCACAACACTAATGCCTCAGAAATGACGGCAGAACAAGTACGGCTATGGACGGAGATGTGCTTAGATGGCTAGCGCAGCAACATTAGGGATTTTAATCAAGACCGACGACAAGGCCAGTCCCGGACTGCAAAAAATCGGCGGGGCGGCTGGACAAATGGGTCGGACTTTCCAGAACAACAGCAAAGTTATCGGTGCTTCGATGACTGCTATCGGAGCCTCTATTGTTGCGGCTAGTGTCCTGTCGATCAAGTCATTTATGGAGATGGGTGATGAGGTTCACAAAATGGCGCTTCGGACAGGTTTCACCACAGAGCGCCTCTCCGAGCTAAAATTTGCAGCAGAGCAGAGCGGAACAGGCATCGGCTCGATTGATAAAGCCGTCAAAACCATGAACAAGGCGCTGATCGATGCAGATCGGGGCCTGGAGACTTATGCCAGATCATTCCGGGAGTTAGGTTTAACCACGGAAGAACTGCTGGCGCTCTCACCTGAGGAACAATTCAACACCATCGCTATAGCATTATCCGAGCTGGAGGATCAAACCAAGAAATCGGCTATAGCCCAAGAAGTTTTTGGGCGTACTGGGACGCAATTGCTGCCGATGTTAGCTGCGGGAGCTGACGGGATAGCGGCTTTGAGTCAGGAAGCCAGGGATTTGGGCATTGTGCTGGATCAGGAAGCGGCTGATGCGGCGGCGAAAATGACCGATGACATGAACTCCTTGAGTAAGGCGATGGATGGGATTAAATTTCAGATAGCTCAGGCGCTCTTGCCGATAATCAACGATCTGGTGGAGCAGATTACAGCAGCCATCACCTCGGTCAAGGATTGGGCTGCGGAAAACCCCGGCCTGGCAGATACTATTACTAAAGTCGGGCTAGCCGTCGGCGTGTTGGGTGTGGCGTTGGGGCCAGTAGTTCTAGCGCTCCCGATTATAGTAACGGCACTGCCATTACTGAAGGCTGGGCTGGTCGCCTTGGTGTCGCCTCTAGGGAAGGTGAAACTTGCGGCTGTGGCTGTTGGTGCGGCCATCGCTGTGATCATTGGTAAGACCACAGAATTGGGCGATCTGGCGAAAGCACTGGGTGGGACGGCGAAAGCACTGGATGGGACGGCGAAACCATATGTATCCGCTGCCCCAGCCGCAATGGCGGAGCCGATAGGGAGAG